AGATGAGCATAATCGCTAACAGTTTTTGGTTCATCCTCAATGATGAAATTATTTTTTGGCTCAACTTTTTGTGGGGTTGGTTCTGGTTCCACTTCTTCTGGTTTTGTTTTTACCATCTCTCGGTTTGCTGCAATTAACAGCAGAACAGCAAGTGGATCAAAAACAAAAACAATCAATAAGATGACGATACGTACAGATTTCTCTAGAATCGTATCGTCAAGATTGTCATCGCCGTATATTAACGCTGCGATGTATTTGATCGGACCGACTTCGGCTTCGACTTTACGGAGTTCGCTTGCGATTGGGGCACGTTCTTCGTTGAGTTTGGCGATCTTGGCTTGCGAGGTTTGGATTTCGTTGAGGAGATTGGTTCGCTCTTTGGCTTGACTTCGACGGATGGCAACGGAGCGATCGGCTCCTCGATCATCTGTGGTTCTGGCGAGGGTTTGGTCAACTTGTGAATCCAGTTGAGAAATTGCTTTACGAGCTGCATTTACGTTCTCCTTTTCGGTTTTGATTTTTTCATCTAAGATGGACATCTTAGACACGACATCACCAGTTGGAACTGCTTGATCTAAATGTGCTTTACTAAGATATCCAAAGATACCCATGCTTGTTAGTAGCATCAACACAACAACAGCTGTAGTAAAATAAATCTTTAACAGCTTTGGGATTTCGTTCCAGTTCCTATACAGCCATGACGCTGATACAAGTTTACTTGCTTCTAGAACACCACCCATGATTGCGATAGGAATAACTGCTGTCGAGAAGATAGCAATGAGACCCATCACAGAATAATACGCTGCTACTGCGGACAAAGCAAGTCCGCAAGAGAATAGTAGGTATGTCATTTTTTTATATGTTTCCTGTGAGTTTTAATCATTATCCATTCATTATAATAATTATCCTCTAAAAGTACATTATTGTCAAATTGTAATTTTGCTTCCCAGTAATTCGTATTGCCTCTTGTTGGGCATAGCATCAAAATCTTTCGAGAAAAGTTCTCAACACCATATTTATTGATATCCTCAAGTAAGGATTTGCTGGAACCCCAATAATCACGCCAGTTGCTTTCTACACGTGTTCTTTTCTTCTTACCTTTGACTTGTCTTGTCTTTGCTTCGGTAAAATACTTCCGACCGATATATTTCTTACCAGTCAGATTATTCGTAATCTCGTAGATGAATCCATACCAACTTCCAGCATCTACGAATTCTTCGTTATTGTGGATCCACATTGGCAGGTGCTTCTGGTGGAGGAATTGGTTGACCACCTTCTGCGTGACCAGTCTCCATTGATGCGCCTTGCGGATTCTTTAATTTAGCGAACCAATCATCGCCTTGTAGTTCACTTGTGTTTTCTGGCATACTTACCTCACGAAACTGTTATTAGGAACATAGATCTCAGCAGGATCTACGTCATATAGATACTTATAATCAGTTGTGAGAGCAGTTGGTGTGTCTTTCTGTAGAAACAATTTAAAAAGACTTGGTGCTTTTTGTTTTTCTTTTCTGTATATTTCGTCTTTTGTATAGTCAAAGATATAATCTTTAGCGAGCCATTTGTATGTTGACCAGTTATCCTTAATCTTTAAATTCATATTGATCATACTCCATTTCTGGAAGTAGTCTTCGCTATAAAAATGATGGAAATATGTTTCAACAAATTCTTGGTCAACATGTGTACGTGCTTCAAAATCAATACGCAACAACATTCTAAAGAAAACAGACTGCCATTTGAAGTTAAAATTTAACCACCAGAAAAAATCAAAAATTGTTTTGATTTCGCATGGAGCATTCTTAGCATGGTTGTCTAACAAATCGAACCATATGTTTGCACCACTTTCGGAGAGACCAACTTTAATAAAAAAGTCTGTAATAATTTCTCTTGTGTATGGTTCATGTATCAATTCAAAATTAAACTGTCTGGAGAATTCAGATATCACATCTGTGCCAAACAGTTGATCATTATGTTCGCCAGCAAGAATCAAACAACTCTTATCAAATAACATAGACATTCTATCGCTTGATGTTATTTGCAATTTACCACGAATGTGATTGTAGTAAAAGTTTGGATTTTCTCTGATACTATCAAGACTCATCACAACCATAATTCTATCATAATCTTGTGGGTGCAAATTTCTTAACAGAGCAACAATCATTAGTGTTGAGTCAATACCACCAGAATAGAAAACATAAATTGGAAGATTAAGACGTTTTGATTTAGCAATAAGTTCAGATGCTCTTCTATCGCAACAATCCGCATATGACATATCAAAATTAGTAAGATCGGTAGGAAGTCTATTAAATTCTGCCAACTTAAAACGATATGGTAATACGATATCTTGCGAACGATCAACTAAGATAGTATTTGTAGTTATTAGATTGTATATTTCTGCCCACTCATTTGATCCAGGAAATCTTTGTTGGGTGGTTGACAAGTCATCTTCATCAAGAAAATGTCTACAGTTTGCAAGATATAATTCCATCATATAAATGCGTTAAGAACAAGCGACTGCCATGAGTTTTTAATTTCAGCCTGCAGTTCTTCTTTAGTTGTTAAATTATTAAATTTTCTGACGTATTCACTAAACCATGCATAATTTCTTATTTTGATTAGACCACTACTTTCAATCATAAATTTAAGTTCTTCGTATGCAGCTGCTGGAGAAATATTTTGTATATTAGCATACTCAACAATTCCTTTAGCATAAGTATTAGTCATTGGCTCTGATTCATTTATCTCAACGATCAAATATGATGCAACATGTTCATCAAAATGCAGCATTGATCTCGCATTTTGAATTTTAAATTGTTGTTCAAGCACATAAATGTATTCTGATCTAAGTCTAGCAATTTCTATACGTAGCATCAGCTGTTCAGTTATTAAATGATCAGGAACTAACGATACCCAATGTCCTTGTTTTGGTGTCAGCTTCAACACATCAGTATCTAAATTATACTGCTTCAACTCATTACTAATTTTCTTTAGTGAAGTTGGTATTAGGATTGGTTCGGTATTGAGCATACCTTGCGAAACACATACAGCAGTTGTGTATGATTCAGGAAACACCAAGATTATTCTTGATTCTGCATCAAAAACTGCATAACTATTTTCATCTATCATATATTATCCTATCATGCACGCCACAGTTGGCCATATTGTAAGACAGCAGCCATTTCAATTTCTAAATCTTTTTTGGTATGTAAAGCATTGAATCGTTTTACATAATGTTTAAACCATGCGTAATTTCTTATCTTAATTAGACCACTGCTATCAAGCATAAACTTAATTTCTTGATATGCAGTTTTTGGGGAGATTGACTGTATATTTGCATATTCTACAATACCTTGCGCATAATTGTCAGTAATTGGGTCTGACTTTTTAATTGCATCTAATAAATTTGCATAGACATGTTCATCAAAATGCAAAATTGATCTTATGTTTTGCCTTTTAAGAAATCTTTGCTCTAAACTATAAATGTATATAGATCTTAGTCTAGCGATTTGTTTCTTTCTCTGAAGATTATAGTTTATTAGATGTTCTGGAACTTTTGATATCCAAGAGGTTTCGCTCATAGTCAATTCAAGAAAATCTTTTTTTAAATTATAACTCTTAAACTCTTTGCCAACTTTTGATAATGATGTTGGGATCATTATGGCTTTCGTATCTAAAAACCCTTGCGTTACACAGTCAGCAGCAGTATAAGATTTTGGAAAGCATAAAATTAAATTTGTTGGCTTGTCAATAACTGCATATAAATTGTTCATCATTATTCCTCATCATCTATTTCTTCCTCTTCATATATATCACCGCCACAGAAAGGGCAATATACCACATCAGATGTTGTGTAGTCTGCTTCTTTGAACACAACCTTTCCGTGTGCTCCGCAGTTTTCACAATCAAAATGTTTAGTTGACATACATTCCTTTTATAAATTCTAGTAATTCTTTTTCGTTTAAGTATCCAACGTGTTTCTTAATGATGGTTTCGTTATCTAGTATTGCGAATGATGGCACTAATGTTATATCATTACTCAAACAAAAATCCATATGCTTTTCGACATCACGTTCTTCGATTGGCAATCCCTGTATTAGTTGTCTTTGCGCACCACAAGCATGACACCAATCGTTAGTGAACATGATTATCTTTATGCCCATACCTCATCCCATGTTCCTGACAATGCGCCTTTGGCATAATCAGTAGCACGATTCTCAAAGAAATTGGTATGAGTAGGCGCATTGATCATCTCTTCAACCCAAAGCAATGGATTCTTTTTAACTTTGAAGATACCCTTTAAGCCAAGAGAAATAAGACGACGATCGCATATATAGCGAATATATGTCTTAACATCTTCTGCTGTTAATTCTTCCATCGCACCCATTGAGAATGCCAAGTCAATAAACTTATCCTCAAGAGCTACCATTTTCTCAGCGATTGTGTAGATTGATGACTTTAAATCATCATTCCAAATTTCTTTGTTCTCTTCAATATATGATCTAAACAATTTGATCATTGACTCAGCATGCATTGTTTCATCAACAATAGACCAAGTAATAATTTGCCCCATGCCTTTCATTTTACCATGACGTGGAAAATTGAGCAACATAATGAATGAAGAGAACAACTGCATGCCTTCAGTAAATGCAGAGAACGCAGCAATGTTTGTTGCTACTGATTCAGCAGTTCCATTTTTATTTGAAAGGTCAACGAAGTAATCGTGTTTATCTTTCATTTCAGCATACTCTAAGAACTCATTATAAGTTGTCTCTGGCATTCCGAGAGTTTCAATCAGGTGAGAGTAACCTGCAACGTGCAGTGCTTCTCTTGCTGCGAATCCCATCAGCATCATTCGGATCTCTGGTTGGGGGAAGTATGGCAGGTAATTCTTCACGTATCCTCCCGCCACATCCACATCCCCTTGGACAAAGAATCGCAGAATGTTTGTAAGGAAGTGTTTTTCTTCT